TCAGACCTGCCGGTAGGGGCCGCCAGCCTGTACTTCAATGCTGAGCATGTTCTGGCCAACACTGGCAGCGGGGGCATCATGCAGGAGAAGTTCTGCTTCACCCTGCGTCCAGCGATGGGGACCGGCTTCAATGACATCCCAGCCTTTCAGGTTCTTTTCTGTCAGATGGCGGGTGATGATGTGCTCCTTCTCGCCAACCCAGAGGGAGACCTGTCCGACCAGAATACCGAGCTCACGTCGGTCATCCACGTGTGGGCCGATACTTTCGGAGGGCCGGAATGTCCGGGAGCCCAGCGTGACCTGGCGGGCATGTGCCGGGAGGACAAAGAGGTAGCGCCCGGCTTCATGCCGCTGAGGCCGGATGGTCCGCCCGTCTGGCAGACGGATATAGGGAGCAGGATCGGCTGTCATGCCGTCATGCGGCGCACCGTGCGACGTCCCGGCTTCGGCAATGCCGAGTTCAACGGCCCGTGCGGCAAATCTGTCATGCAGCGGCTTTACGAAAGTCTGGGAGACATCCAGCGGCGCAGCGGCGTGGTCGTCCCAGTTGAGCTGATGACGCTCTGCCAGCTTCAGGGTATCTTCCGAGGAATCGTCTTCCGGTTTGTACAGATCTTCTTCATCCGTATCCAGCCAGCTTTCCGTCAGGACACCATTGGCCCAGATGACAGAGTGCGGTTCCGTCTGCACGTGGTAATAATCGTATTCAACCTGACTGTGATCATACCGGATGGACGTGCCGTTGACGAGCATACGGGCAGGGACAAAGCGGCCCTCAAAGTAGAAGCAGTGCTCTGGCGTGACGGAAAGGTCCTTGTTGGGCAGCCCCTCACCAAAGGCATCCTTGGCGATGAGAACAGACCAGCCAGCCATGTCTTCAGGTCTGGATGTGTTGACACGGGCGCGACGCTGGATGACAGCCGTGATGTCACGGGTCTCTTCCCGGCCATCTACAAAGACATTGATCTGTTCGCCCTTGCGCAGGCGCTCCACGGCTTTTTCGCCTTTGGGGGTGCGGATCATGCTGCCTGCCAGGAAGCATTTCTGATAGGCGATGATGGTGTTGCCCTGTCCATCGTCATTCAGAACGAATCCGGTGGCGTCATAATTGCCCTGGAGACCGACCGCCCAGGTCTGCCCATTTTCTGTAACTGTCAGAGTACCATTCCTGATGGTCACCTTCCCGGAATTGCTGTATTTCAGCCCATCGACCTTGATGCGGGCGTTATAGCCCATGGACGTGTTGAGAAGCACCGCCCCGGAGGCCACAGTCAGCAGTCCCCCCAGATTGTTGCTGCTGATGGTCCCGGAAGCCCCGATAATGGAGGCCCCGGAGAGGGTCCCGCCGGATTGGACCATGGTGTAGGAGGCGCCAGAATGCTGCCCCGTACCGGCATCGAAGGTGACAAGTGTCTGAAGAGCTGTCCCGCCGGAGGAAACAGCCAGTTCACTGTTGTTGGCGATGCGGGCCCCGCTGACCCAGCCGCCATTGGCTACCTCGACATGCTGGACGGAAGCTCCCGAGTTCAGAACGCCAGAGGCGCCACTCATGATGGTCAGGCGGCTGATGAAGGCCCCGGAGGTGACAGTTGCATTACCGGATGAGAGGAAGACGCTGTCGATCCGGGCGCCGGAACTGATGATGCTCGTAGCCCCATTGAGGGCAGAAAGAAGCGTGATCCCTGCTCCGCCCTGAGGGACGGTGAGATTGACGCCATTGAGCGTGACATTGGAGACGGACGCCCCACTGGCGAGGGCGAGGGATGCCCCCGGGCCAGCGCTGAGCGTGTTGACCAGCACGCCAGAACCAATGCTGTTGACACCGCCTGTGACGTTGAACGTATTGATGGAGGCCCCGGCGGCGAGATTGTTGGTCCCTCCTGTGGCCGTGAAACTGTCGACAGTTCCGCCGGAGATGGTGCTCAGCCCGCTTGTAGCCGCAAGAGACGTGACAGATGCCCCGCCTGTAATGGTGTCGGTCCCACCGCTGCCGATCGTGAAGGTACCGACAGTACCTCCGTTGATGGTGGCTGTGGCTTTGCTGCCAACGTCAATCTCCGTGAAATTGTAGCCGGAGTCGACATAAAGGGCGGCACCAAATGTTACTGTGTTGAGCGGTGCTCCAACCCATGTCCCCATGGGCACGGAAGTGCTGATGCCTGAAACCTGCAACGGCGTGGTGGTATCCATCTTGCCGCCGGAGAGGAACGAGCCCGTCCCCCCGAGGAGGCTGAGAGTACCACCAACTGTCCCGCCAGAGCCGAGAATGACAGCCCCACCCAGCTGGACCGTGGCAGCAGAGAGAACCCCTCCGTTGCTGACAGCGATGGTCCCGCGGCTGGCCAGGCTGCTGTTGGGGTTGAACCCGGCAAGGGCCGTCCCGATGGTGGCACCGGAGCCTGAGAGGAGGGTTGTACCACTACCGGTGGCGTACACGACATTGTTGAGGATTGTGGCCCCGGGAGTGATGAGGGTCGTGCCATTGTTGGTCACGACATAGTCCGCTGTCGCCCCGGAAGGGAAAACGATGCTGGTATCGGGGCTGGCATTGATGGTTGCCCCGTTGGAAATGACGGCACCAGAGGCAATGGTCAGGGTACCACCGCTATTTACGACAGGATGGCTGACTGAAGCGCCACCATCAATCTGGATGGTGCCGCCATTGCTGGCAGAGAATTCGGAGCCGATGCCTCCGGATGTGACCTCAGCATAACCCTGGCTGATGTCCACGCTGGAGGCATAGCCCCCGGAAGAGACAAAAATGGAACCGTTATTGCTGACAGTTCCTGTGCTGAGGATACCACCGGACCTGACAGTCTCCGTTCCCCCGGCGATGTTGGCAGAGAGGGAGGTCCCTCCACCGAGGATGGTCCCGACCGCCCCGGAGGAAAGGACGGAGCGGTACACGGTTCCGTCACTGCCGACCACCTCCGTGCCACCGGAGGTGATGGTGTCGTCATAGGAGGTCCCCAGCCCGTAACTGCCAGCTACACTCTGATAGCCTGCATTCAGCCAGGTGACGTAGGTTCCGCCGGTGATGCGTATCTGCCCGCCACTGCTGATCGTGGCACCGGATGTGGTTCCACCGGAATTGAGAAGCGTCCCGCCTATGATGGTCGCTTTGGAGGAAAGACCATTGCTGACAACTGTCTGCAAAGCATTGTTACCGACAAAGATCTGGTTTTGTGAGAGCCCGTTGGAGAAAACGGACTGACTGCCGAAGATGGTGCCTCCGGTTCCCGTTCCTCCATTACCAATTCCGTAGAGGCTGCCAGGATTGAATGTCCCGCCAACCATGAGGCCACCCGATCCGTTGACCTGGAAGCCTTTGACGATGAAGTCGGCGGCCCCACCGCCTACGAGCGCATATCCACCAGAGCCGACGCTGGGATTGATGGCCGTGCCGGGTCCGTTGACGTAAGGCGCATTCGGGTCGGTGCGGGCGAGAGTGACAGCCCCTGCGAAGACGGCCCCTGACGAGCCGACAATGCCATTCAGAACGGTTCCCTGCCCCACAGCTTCGATGGACGCTCCGGAAAGGGCTGTGGCGCCCGAGAGGATACCGACTTTTCCGACGGCAGCCAGAGAGCCGCCATTTACGGCGATACCGTTGTTCAGGGTATTCTGATAGACATAGGCGAGGGAGTTCGAGATGTTGTTTCCAAGACCACCGGTCCCGGCTACGTAAATATTGTTGAGTTTGCTCTGTGCCTGTGTGGTGCTGGTCGTGTTGCCGCCCAGGATAAAGGTCCAGTTCCTTTTTCCAGTAACCTGGTTGGTTCCGATGGCTTTCAGATTGTCGTAGCTGGAGTTATAGGAGTAGGTGGCCATGGCGGATAGTGCCCCTCAGCGTCTGTTGGCGGCGGGTAATTTTAACCAATTATAAATCATCATGTTACGAAATGCCAGAAGAATCAGGGTCCTTTTTCCGCGATCATGTGCAGTTGCCGGATAGTGCTGGCCATCTCTCCTTCTTTGTAAAAACTGAAGAGAAGGACAACGCCATCTCCCTCGGGTGATGAAAACACGACCCGGCTGGGCGCACCGTTGGTCAGGGCAATGGTGCGTATGTCTGTGGATAGTGACAGGCATGGGTGTACCTGTTCCATCTGCGGGGCGTGGGTATCAGGCCCTGTCTGCTCCAGAAACCTGTCTGGCAGGTAGGCCCGGCCAGCCGGGTCTGGGAAACCCGGTACGGTGGAGGGATCACAGTCAAACGATCCACCAAGAAAGGACAGGAGGGCATATTGCCCCTCAGGGAAGGAGATGGCGTATCGCCTGCCTTGTGGAATGTAGCCCAGTTCAGCCTGATAGCCATTGCGCCGGTACAGGGTAATGGCGACCATTCCGTCTCTCTGGCAGGTGGGCTGATGAAGGGGAACACGCATCAGGCCCGGGCCGGCAAGAGAGACAAACCATTCCTGGAAAGTCCGCAGGGCCTCGAGGTCTCTCTGGGTCATGGGGTTTTCCCTGCTGTCATTCCATCGGCAGTACGGTTGTTATCGGTGCTGCGTGGTGTCCGCGGGGGACACCATATTTATGCGCATAGACGTTCTGTGCATTGGGCTGTTTTTGGATCGCTAGAAATCCTACCCATCCATCTACCCAGATTGTCTATCTCGAAAATACAGAAATTTTTCCACGGATAAAGAGGTTGTTTATCTTCCCTGGCGCCCGCCGGAGGCGATTCGTGCGCCATGCAACGGCGGTTCCTCAGGGCGGTTTGATTTTTTTTCTGTAAAAACAAAAAACCTCTTGCGCTCTGTATCTCGGTGCGATACAACAGAATCACACCACAGGGGATAGGCCCCTAGGTGAATAGGAGATGAAACATGACACAATTTATCCTGATGCGCCGCCTGCCCGAAAACGTCGCAAACGATATTCGTAGCAATAGTGTGGGTGATTTCACCAATCGTCCTCAAGAATGGCTGAACGCTCCTGCAGCGGGTACTGGGCTTATCGAGATACTGGAAGAGGTCGAAAAGCGCACAAGGGCCACAGCAGGGGGAAATAACGACCGCTGGCATGGTGAAATCACTGAGTATTTTGTGGCGTGCGAGGGGAGAGAAATCCTCAATCCAGACGATCTGAATTCTCTTCTCGATCTGTACATTGAATTGCGTGGGACGCAGGATGAGGATTTCGTGATTGATTATTTCACCAAGAGGGCTGCCGACCTCCACTAACAGATTCATGGGCGCTGGGCATCACCCGGCGTCCGCACAAAACAGACGAACGAGAGAAATACGATGAGCAGTAAAAATAATCTGATGAGCCGCCCTCCATTGCGTTCCCGTGAGATCGCCATGGCCTATAGCGGATGGGAGACTGACGAGCTGAAGCGCCGGTTTTTTGATAATCTGGTTATAAAGGTCGGCGGAATAAAAGGTGTTCCTTATGGAATCTACGTTTATATCTGCTATAAAGACACGCCGCTGGAAGAGGATCAGTTTGCTGATGTGCCGTTTTTCGAGAAGAGCGACGATGGGAACCTGATTGTAACCGGGTTCCGGGCCAGGAGCGTGCCTATCAGGAAAGACACGCCGCCGCAGTCCGGAATACCCATCCGCACGCATTTCTCCAGGGAGATAAACGATTTTATCCCTGAGAAAAAAATTGACCGCCTGATCTCTATATTGCGTAGAGAGTGGGGCAGTGATGTCCCGGTAAAAAATAACACTCGATACGTGGCGATCAGGTACCGGGATCGTGACGAAAGAGCAGAGAATAACAGGATAATTTTTTCCTCGCTTCTCCAGTCAACCGGGCTATCCCTGAAATCAGCGTCACAGCTGTTCCAAATCAGGGAGGACAGTTTGCGGAAATTTCTCGATGGGAAAGCGCCCGTCCCAGATTCGTTGGTTGAGCGGGGCGAACGTCTCGAAAGCGAGATACAGTATTACGTCAATATGATATCAGAAAAAATCAGAAAAGAGAAAGGTGATGAAATCGACATTGCAATATCTGAAACTGATTACGGCCATGCAATTTCAGTGGCGTACGGTATAGATGCCCCGTGTGAATTTTCTATAAATGGCAAGAAGATAAGGGAAACCAATAAATATGATGGTGGAGACTGGTCAATACCTATTTTCAGGTGCATTATTGGGAGAATAATCGGGATGACGAACAAAAAATTAAATATAAAGGAGATACCGTGGAATCGGAAAAAATAAAATTTCTTCTTGCTGCCACTGGCCTGTCACTCAGGCAGGCCGGTGAGCTGCTGAGGTTCAGTCCGGTCACCGTCAAATCGTGGTGCGCCGGGATCAGGAACGTGCCGCCTGGAGTGGTTGATACGCTCTGTGAATATCATGACAGAATGAGGGATTGGGCCGCAGGGCAAAAGTGGCCTGTCCCAGACGTTAAAACAGATGAAGAGGCTAGAGAGCACGGATTCCTCGGTGTCAATTCCTACAGGATTGCGGCCTCTATGGTTTTTTTTGATAATTTTTGAAAAAACATCTTGCGCTATGTATCTAGGTGAGATACAATAGAATCACACCACAGGGGATTGCCCCTAGGTGAAAGAGGAGAAAAAAAATGAACGCAATCTACGCAACAGCCGCTACGCAGTCCCTCGCAGCGATCAGCAATTTCATCTCTGATTTCTGCTCTGCTCCCAAGACGGAGGCCAACAAGCGGGCCCAGGCTTTCCTCAAAGGGATGGATGACGAGGCTCGTGGCCGCTTCTTGGCTCTTACGCAGGCCGTCAGGAACGTTATTTCAGTCCATGAAACGCTCACAATGACAGCCGCCTATCTCAATGACAGAAACGATGAGCAGATCGGTGAGGGGCTGCCTTTCGCACTGGCCGAGACGCTGACGGCACTGATCAGCGGCTATAACAACGGTGAGGCGCTGAGTGGCGTCGAGGGGAACTCATGGAAGGGCGGCTTGGCTCTTCTGCGGAAAATCAGCCCCGCCCTGACATCTGATCTCGATATTGAGGGCAACAGCGAGCTGAAAAAGGTATTTTTTGATTGCCTGGAAGGGAAGATCGAACTCAAGAAGGCCAAGTAAGCAGGGGCCGGGGGATTATCCTCCGGCCTTCTTTGCCCCAAGAGCCCTGCACTCTGCCCGCTCGTTCCCGTAATCCGTTAGGAAAACGGGAACCTCTTTGAGGTCTGGATATGCCCGCAATTCGGCGGCCAGAACGGCCTGTTCTTGCTGGCTGTACTGCACCAAAGGCGGGCAGGTGAGCCGGGCAGGGGCCGGGGTGCAGCCTCCCAGCATGGAGGCCACAAACGCCGCCAAGAGCGCCGCCCCTGCCAGATAAAGAACCGTGCTCTGCTCCCGCATCAGAAATCCCCCTTATCCAGAGTCCCTAACAACTCATTATCGCTACGGATACCATTTGTCCGGGCATTGAGAGCACGCTGTGAGGCGGCGGCTTCCTCATTGGCCGTGGCGGCGTCCCGTCTTTCCGAGCACACACGGGCGGCGTTGCGCCCGGCCCGGTACAGAACCCAGCCGAACAGGGTGAAGGCGGCGATTGTCGCCACCCCCAGACCAGCATAGACATACATCATGCCGCAGAACTGACTTGCGCCGCAGTTTGAGCAGGTTTCTTCTCTTTCAGAGCAGCCAGCACATCATGGATGCCCCCTTCCACTTCGGATAGCCCACTCTCGACACGGCTGATGCCAGCGAAGAGGGCGGAGGTGTCAAAGCGGTCTGCCAGAAGGGGAGCGGCCTCGTCGGCAATACCGCCAAGAATGGTGGAGGCCAGATGCAGCCGTGTTTTGGTTTTCACGCTCTCGCTGTCGCCCATTGCGGCCTCAATGAGGGAGAACAGTCCGTCAATGACGGAGGCGGGGGAACTGTTGTCAGTCATGGTATGATATTCCCGTATAGATGAAGAAGCCGCTCGGAAGGCGGCTTTCAGATGGAGATTACAGTGGGGTGTCATGGCCTCCAGCCATAGAGACTGATGTCTTGGCTGGGGAAAACGGCCCAGATGCGATGGACTCCCGTTGGAGAATGCGGCACCTGTGCCGTGACAACATCAACATTTCCGTTCCGAGATTTGGGCACGGTCAGTTTCGCAAGCAGCGGGCCATCCTGACGGTCAATGTGGAACTCCATGGTGCTGCCATACTGGCTGTAGGTAACCGCATCCAAAGATGTGACGCCCTGCTGTCCGAAGTCGATATTGTCCCAGTAGATACCCCGGCCACAGCAGCCGTGTACGATGGCAGAAACCTGTCCGCCCATGCCGTTGGGGAACCATGTCGGCGTGCCCCCACGGATGAAGTCAGGAGCCGTGCCGTCCAGTGTCCAGTCTACCCGGTTTTTCAGGTTCCCGCTTTCCACCCAAGCGATTCCGCTCGTCTTGAGGGACGGAATGGTGAAGGTTGCTGTATAGCTGCTGTTTCCCGGGCCGGAGGTTCCGACGCTGTAGGAAATGCGCTGTGGGAAGCCATGATTGTAGTCCGGTGCGGCAAACCATGCCTGACCTGTGGGCTTGTTCCCATAAAGCTGCATGGTGATCTTGATGTTTTTCTGCTCTTCCGGGTTGTGCTTGCCATCAGGGTCATCAATCCGGTCATTGGCCAGTCCGACAAGATTGGTCAGGGAGAGGCCTCCTGCCACTCCGGCGTGCTCCCACGGGTGGTAGTAGATTTTCCCGGGGTTACCCAAGGCAGAACCGATGTCATGCCCTGCACTGTCTGAAATTGTGACAATGTCTGGCGTGCTGAGGGAAGGTCCTCGCAGAAGATCACGGAATCCCACGAACCAGTTGTAGTAATCCGCCAGGAATTGCTGGAGGTCGGGCTTCATTTTCAGAGAAGGCCGTGGAAAGAAGGGGCCGGGGATGAGGTGGTCGATGTCGCCCAGCATCAGCTCGGACGCCCCTGAGACGGCAACCTGTCCCAGCATCAGCTCGATGCCGGGGCTGCTGGCCGGGCACGCCTTCTGACCATTGTCATCTTCCGGGTTGCAGTAGTTCACGTCGCTGTTCAGAGCATGCGAGGGATCCAGCGATTTGGACATGACCTGCTCAGGATAATAGGCCACGATGAGGGGACGGCTGGTCCATTCGTGTATCTGCTCCATCAGCCCGTTGAAGGAAGCAAAAGAGGCATGATCCTCAAACTCCGGGTGAGGCTCGATATAGAGGTTGCAGCTGTTCCCCCTCACAGCCTCATCCTGAAGATCCCATGCTGAAACCTGATTGATGTCAGTACAGGCCCCGGTGGCCGCCTGTACGTGGTTGGCAAAAACGGCCAGATAATGGCCGAAATCGTCAATGATCCGCCCCTTTGCATCGAAGGGGGTGATTTTGCTGTCGGGCGCACCGAGGGTGTCCAGATGGACCCCGTCAAAGCCCCAGCCCTTCAGGGCGGCGAGATATTGGCTGGTAATCCATTTCTGCCAGCGGCCATTGGCCGGGTTTTCCTGTACGATCCCGTTGATGGACCATCCCCAGTCTTTCCAGTTGCCGCCGACGCTGATCTGGTCGGCAATCGTGCATGTGCCCTTCAGGCCGCATTGGTTCTGGAAGGCCCCCATGCCGATGGTGACGTTGGGGTTCTGGGATGGCCAATCCATATAGGCCCCGTTCCAGAGGGTATAGAGCTGGGAGAAGATGCCATAATGGTGGAAAGCTTCGATCAGTCCTGCCGTTTCCTTACGGGTGACGGTGACGTTCTGGAGGTTCTGCCACGAAGAGGCATCCGTGTAGGGAGCATCATGCCGGTAGCCCCAGTCATAGAACTGGACGGTGTTGATATGATACTGCGCCATGTTGCGGGCGACGGTTTCGTAATCCGTGACGGACTGCATGGCCTGCGGATCCACGAATCCCTCGATGGGGTCATCCTGGGCACGGTCGGCCACATTGATGGCCCCGCTGGCGACATCAATCGGACTGGAAGAAGAACTTCCCGTGCCAGAACAGGTAGCCATGCCGGGATCATTGTTTTTCAGGGCGTTGATGGAGAGCTGGTAGCCCTTGGCCGCCAGTGAAGGAACCGTCACGAAGAATGAGGCTGTCTGGCTGGCCCCGCTGGAAAGGCTGATGGCCTGGCTGGTACTCTGCCCATCAGATGGAAGAGCCTGCCCTCGGGAGCAGAGGGCAAGGCTCAGCCTGCCATTGAAGCTGGAGCCCGTGTCATTGGCCAAGTCAATGCTTATGGAGGCTCTGTCCCCGGCGTGATAGAAGGCCCGGTCGTCGGTCACCCGTTTGATGAGCGGGCCGTTAAGAGAGCCTGCATGGGCTGTTCCCAGTCCCATAAGCAGGGACCCTACGAATAGAGGTAATTTTTTCATCAGTCGTTATCCTCAATCTGGTACCACCCGGTAAGGCTGAAGGATGCGGCATTTTCCACATCTTCGTCCGTCACGACGTTGGTTGGTTCGCCAGTATTCTGATTTTTGAAGAAGGAAACCGTGTCGGTGCTCAGCAGGGCATGCAGGGGTTGGCCATCCGTATTGATCCCTGTGGCATTGGCCACGGTCACCCCAAACAGGGCGCCACCCAGAGCAGGCTGGGGCAGACCGGTCATGGTCATGGGGCCTGTCGAGGTGCCTTTGAAAATCATGTTGCAGGTGGCCCACCAGTCGCAGTGGTTGCCGATTATGCGGTATCCGCCCGTTTTGCTGCTGGTGGACTGGTTTTCGTCCCTGCTGCCAAAGGCGACGGTCGGGGTGAAGCTCTGCCAGGTTCCGTCATCACTGAATGAAGTATTGTCATCAGTCACGGTGTGTCCTTTCCTGTGAAAGTGATTGAGATGAGAAGCTGGTCAGCGGGGCTGGCTATGCCCTGCTTTGACATGATTGGCGGCCCAGCCGATGTTGAGGGCCAGTGCAGAGATGCACCGATAGGGGAGCACCCAGCGGGAGCCTGCGGCAGGGGGCCTGATGAATACCGTCACCAGATTGCAGGCCACGATGGCGGTGGCGGCATAGGGCCACCATGCCGCTGGGATGGCGGATAAAAATGAATCGAGTTCCATGATGTCTCCAGATATGAAAAAACCGCCCGTAGGCGGCGTTATCAGGCCGTTTTTGTCGGCGTCTGACGCGGTATCGGCGGCATCTCATTAGCAACCTGTGCGACGAGCGATCCGTAAGGGTTCTGGCCATTCTCAAAGCGGATGATGGCCCGCATCAGGCCAGCAATCAGGCCGGGTGTCGGCAGGCCGAGCGTCGCATCAGGCTCGACCCCCAGAGTGTGCGCCACGCCCCTGATATAGGCCGCCGTGTTGTTTTCGGTCGGCGGGGCCCACTTGCTGATGATGCCCGTTACCGTGTCGATGCCGTCCCGCTGGATGTAGCGGCACAGCTGGTCACGCAGGGCATCCAGACCCGCTTCTGGCGTGGGGAAGCGGGCGAAGCGGGGCGTGATGCCCGGTCCAGCAGGCTCCAGAACGGCGCCGGGCTGATGGGCGAAGTTGAGGTTGCCGGGGTTGTTGTTGCGGATGCCACGGGGCAGCCGTGTGGGTGTCTGGGCCATGTCAGCCTCCGAAGAAGTGAGGGTATAGCGTGTGAATGATCTGGTACAGGCCGACAGCAACGCCGCCGCCGATGGCAGCCCCGCCCGAGATGGCGGCCGTCACGATCCTCGACCTGGCAGAATTGGTGTCGCGTATCTGGTTGCTCAGGGCGGCAATGCCCGCACGGAACTCCACGGCCAGATTGTCGATCTTGTTGCTGAGCTTTGTGAGGTCTTCATCATGACGTTCCTGCACCGCCTCCAGGGCAGCTACACGTTCATGAAGAGACAGACTGGCCGGGGTGATCCCCGGCGTATTGTCGTTCATCGCTTCCTCTAAGTATAAAAAAACCGCCTCATGGGCGGCTGGTACTCATCGTATTCTGGCGGGGAAATCAGGGGTTTTTCGGGTCGAAAATATCACCGGACTTGTACTTCCCCTGCGGGGCCCGCACCCATGTTGCGCCATCAATCTCGGGGCACAGGCTGATGTCCGTGGCCTGCATCTCACAGATTACCCACCCCGCTGGCTGCCAGCCCGACCTCTTGGTGCGATAGCAGAGGAAATTGATCAGGGGGGGCACGTAGTCAACGTACTCAGGGGCCTGAATTGTGGTGGTTTCAGCAGCGTTTTCACTCATTTTATTCTCCTGTTTCATGCCGGGCCTGTTACGGAAATTGTAACTGGCACCTGAGCGGTCTCGTTTGCCCACGTGGAGCCGGTCCAGACATTGATACTGATCTGGAAACCGTTTCTGTTCTTCTGGAACCACGCTGCAATATGAATTCGGTTGTTCCCGGTATCCTGTGCGACAGGGACTACAGAAACGGCGTCTCCAGAAAACGGTTCCGGGAAATCAATCTGCTGCCCATGGGAAGCCTGAACGTCAAAATTATACGTTTTTTTTGGCCCCTGGCTGCCAGATGTGACAACGTCCTGCCCGTTGAATGTCAACGCCTTGGGGGACGCCGTCAAAAACGGTTGCCCACCGTTATAAAGGACAAGGTTGCCATCGTTCTGTAGAGCGACCCTGCACGCCAGTCCCGGCCCATACGACAGGTTCATGGTCTGGCCGCCGTTATTGGGCGCATTGATATATCCGGTTGTCAGCGTGCCTTGCACGGCGGGATTGCTGACGGGCAGAAGCGCACTCTCTGCCGCCTGCGCTCTGGCTGTTTCGGCCGACAGTGCTGAGACTGTAACGACTGGCTGACCATTGAACGCCAGAACTGTGGGGGACACCGTCAGAAAGGGCCGGTCGCCGTTGTACAGGACAAGGTTGCCATCGTTCTGTAGAGCGACCCTGCACGCCAGTCCCGGCCCATACGACAGGTTCATGGTCTGGCCGCCGTTATTGGGCGCATTGATATATCCGGTTGTCAGCGTGCCTTGCACGGCGGGATTGCTGACGGGCAGAAGCGCACTCTCTGCCGCCTGCGCTCTGGCTGTTTCGGCCGACAGTGCTGAGACTGTAACGACTGGCTGACCATTGAACGCCAGAACTGTGGGGGACACCGTCAGAAAGGGCCGGTCGCCGTTGTACAGGACAAGGTTGCCATCGTTCTGTAGAGCGACCCTGCACGCCAGTCCCGGCCCATACGACAGGTTCATGGTCTGGCCGCCGTTATTGGGCGCATTGATATATCCGGTTGTCAGCGTGCCTTGCACGGCGGGATTGCTGACGGGCAGAAACCCTGCCAGCGGGTCAACCCAGCCCGTCATGCTGTTCCCGGGATCGTTGGTATTCCCGTCCATCACGCAGATCAGGAACCGGCCCTGTGCAGATGGATGGGCCACCGTCGCCCCTCTCGGGTACCCACCGATGGCATTTGCGAAATCGGCAGAAAACGGCCGCAAAAGTCCAGCCTCCGAGGCTCGGGCAGCGATGGAGAGCATCGCCAGAATCCCGTTCATGTCCTCCCCGTATGGGGGGCGGCCACCCGCTGCAAGCGGCGTCATGGTGGCCTTCGGGAAACCCATGGCCATCGATGCCCTGCCGGTTTCAGCCGTAGTTTCAGGGATTGCAGAAACGGTGGAGCTGTCCGCCTGAGACGCCCAGGGGATAGCAAACAGGTGCGTAGTGTCTGACTGTTTCACGATAGATGAACCCGCTGATAAAGGATGTGTACGCCCGCCGGGCGTGGAAGGGCGCCGCTCTGCTGGATCAGGGTGGCATCCAGAGGGGACAACTCCCAGCTGTGCCGGATTGTCATGGTCCCCGTCGCTGTTCCGAGAGATGAGGCGTTGAAAAAGATGCCGTTGTTGAAGGTCTGCGGCTGGCTGTCTTCTGACACAGCCTCGCTGAACCCCAGATAATCCCCCGAAGTGGCACCCTCAGCCAGATAGATCAGGCCACGGCCACCGAAGAGGATCATGAGGATGCGGTTGATGTCAGCGATGGATCCGCTGGAGATGTTCGCTGCTGCCTTGGCGTAGATCAGCTGCCGGAAAGCGTCGTCCGTAAGGGCGTAATTGTCCGTAATCGACGCTCCGTGATAGAACAGTCCATCATTGAAAGGCCGCTCCGCATCAGATCCATCCGCTGCCTCGTCAAACCCGAGAAACTGGGGCTGGGCCACTTTCTGCACCCTGTTGACCCCAACAATCCTCCCCCACACGTCCAGCCCCCAGCCTTTGGCCGTGGCCGGGTTCCAGACATCATGGAGGAAGGTCTCGATAGACCGTTGCGGGTCCACCGCCGCATTGAAGCGCTCGAGGATGCCGGTGAGGGCAGGGCTGTTGGCATACTGGGCGAGGATGGTCTCCCGTATGTCGATCATGTCACCACCTGCACGCTGATCGTGTCCGCCGTCACCGTGGGAAGCTGGTTGATCGGCAGTGTGAGCCTGTTCTGGCCCGCATTGCCATCAGTGCCGATGGTCAGGGTGAGCACCTCTGCCCAGTCCCCCAGCCCGTCCACCACGGCAGAAAGGCGGGAGGCATAGACGGTTCTGCCCAGCCGGATGCGGTTGGCCCCGGTTGTCAGATACGCCACGATGGCCTGCTGGATGAGCTGTGCCGCATTGGATGGCACGGCATCCGAGGCCGCAATCTCCATGACCACATGGACAGCAACCGGCGTCGGCCTGTCATAGCGGAACGAGTATGATGGCTGGTTGCCCGCATAAACAGGGTTGGTGTCCTGCACCGTGACGATCTGGGTGCCAACGGTGGGGATGCCCGGGGGCTTCTTGTGCAGGATGGCCTGGCCGATGTCCTGCGGGTTGCCCCCTTCCACCAGAATGTACTGTGCCCCCGCCGGGATGGTCACGCCCTGTTGCACTGTCGGAGCCTGTGCCGGATTGTCCGTCACATAAGCATCCGTCACGCCGGGCAGCTCCAGCAGCGCCCCCATGAGGGACGCATTCTGCCCGATGCTATTGGCCGCCACGCTGGCCTGCCGCCGGGCTTCAAAGTCGGTGCGGCTTTCGGCATCAGCGCCCGTGGCACCGGGGGCAGGATTGGTGAGGGATGCCAGCCCCAGCCCCGCCTGATAGAGCGTCAGGCTGCTGGCGGGGCAGCTCACGGCCCCTGCAGTCTGGCAGGAGAGGTCGATGCTGGCCGTGGCGGACTGGGGAAGCGTGATGGCCTGCGGAGCCACATAGAGGCTGCCATCCGTTCCCTGCGCCACGACCGTACCGGCAGCGATAGTCTGGCCGGGGGCGTTCACGCTGGCCTGCACCGTGACGGTCGTTGCCGTGGCGGGGCGGCGCTCGATGAAGTAGATGCGCCCGATGGCCTCCTGCATCCGCCCGGAAGAAGAGGCCGGGTCCACGCCATTGAAGATGGCGATCATCGCCCCCAGAAAGTCGCCAAGGATGGCGGTCTCGGAGAGGGCGATCTGCCCCTGCGGGGTGGAAAGGGCCGTGTTGGCCCCACCCCCAAGGGCGGCGTTCATGTCGGCCAGAACCCCGGCAAGGATGTCCTGCTCGGAAGGGGCGGTGAAGCCCGCATCGGTGAGGATGGGGGCCGGGACGTTGGTCGTGGCGTCAGAACTGGGCATGGTCCGTGCTCCCATCGCTGAAGGTTACGAGAATGATGCCGGTGAGCTGGCGCTCCCTGGTGGGATTGGCGAGGTGGCAGGTGGCCGCCGCCACGCCGGGAACAGACGTGGCGGCATCCTCGATCTCCGAAGAATAGAAGGAGAGGTCCACGTCCGAGCGGAGGATGTCCGTGTCGTAGGGGATGCCCTGCCCGGTGTCGTAGAGCACCTCGCCCAGCCATGTGCGGGCGGCAGAGCATACGTCCTGAAGGATGGCCGCCTTGTCCGTCAGCACGACCAGATTGCCCGTGCTGTCCAGTGTCAGGTCCCAGTCAGGGGTGAGGGAGAGGGTTTTCATGAGAACTCCGGGCAATAAAAAACCCTCCCTTCACCGGGAGGGTTGGGCACCATGGATGCAGGACGGTTACTCTGGCGGTGAGGTCTTCCCGCCGCCCGCCTGCACGCCGCCATGCGCATGCTGTTTCAGCGAGATACTACCTGCCTTCACATCGCCGCTAGTCTCGATATCGCAGTTGGCCTGCACCTTGGCCGCCTCGATTGAAACCGTCCCCGGCGTCACGATGCGCCAGCCGCTATCCGTCGCCTGAATGAACTGGTCCGGCCCGTTGTTCAGGAACCCGCCCACATAGACACAGTCCTGCATGGCGAACTGCCGGAACGAAGCGGGGGGAGAGGGCTGCCGTGTGGTGACGGCGTGGGTGTGGTCCCGGCCGGAGATGATGATGAAGCCAATGTCCCCCGGCTTGGGGTCGATGATGAGGGCAGAACTGCCGCCCTGGATGCGGAGATAGGGGACGTTGTGGATGATCTGCCGAGGGTGGGGCTTGCCCTGTTTGTCCTGTTGGTGGACCATCGGCTGCACATCCACCATGCCAGTGATGGAGGCCTGCCCAGCGTGTACCGCCTTCACCTGCACCAGCATGGAGGGGCCAATCTTGCGGATATGGTCCTGAATCCGCCCGTTCATGATCGTGTTGAGATTGGTCCCGGTTCCCGTTCTGTCCCAGTAGGGGGTGTTGTTTGTTGGCATGGGTCTTCCCTAGCTACATACGTTTAGGGGGCGGCCGGGATGGCTGCCCCCTTTCTTGTCAGGCCACCTCATCCTTAAAGCGAATGGCGGATTGCCCAAGGGCTACGGCCGCATTGTGCATCCTGACCCAGTGGCCGCCCGTGCCCTGAAAAAAGGGGCGAGCCACAGCGGAAGGATAGAGCCACTTGCCGGACACGGCGCAGCGGTGGCGGGGGATGCCCAGCTCCTCGCACAGCTTGCGGAGTGTCCGGCCAACCTTCTGTGTCAGGCCAGATCGTCCTTTCTGTACGGCCTTGTATTCAATCAGCCAGCCGTTGGCCGTCTTGTAGTCCTCCACCAGTGAGAAGCCCTGCTCGGCCAGAATGGACCGCACGATGTTTGGTCCCTCCGTGCGGAGGGCCTTGGCGACAACGCTTTTCACGATGCCGCCGGTCTCCTGTGCTGTCAGGGCCTCGGAGGAAGGCGGATTGTAAGACCCGGTGCGGCGGATGGTGGGGAGGATGGTATCGAAAACCAGAGCCTCGAACTCCTGCGCCGCTGGCAGCTTGGAGCGGACGATCAGCCGCATCACGTCACCTTCCGTCAGGACACGGACCCGTTGGTTCCCTCCGCTTGTTTGAAGGGGGTGGCGTTTTACCACCCCCTTGCAATGGAGTTTCATAGCGTTGGTAGCGTCAGAATATCCCAGCGCATCGCAGATGTCTTTCCCCACAAAGAGAGGCTCACCGTCTTTCTGGACGACACGCACATCATGGCCGGAGAAGGCAAAAGGAATGATGTTGCTCATGCGGTTTCTCCCATTGCAATGCTGTCGATAGCCCGCATTTCACGGGTCAGCATGTCGCCATGGTATTCCGTATGATTGAGAATCATCTGGACGAAATCATATGCCTGAGCACCGTCATCGTCCGGCTCCGGGATCATCCCCTTCAGCGCATCGAGCAGTAGCGTCATATGGTTGGTGAACTCTTTGGCAGAATCAATGACGTTCCGAAGCGGGATTTGCTGCAATGCAGCCGGGATTGTGGTATTTTTGGCATCAGCCATGACTGAAGTACCTTTCAGTTAGGGGTTAGGGTCGGGTGGAAGTTGCTGCTTCCTCTCGGCCTGTTTTTTATGTATAACCTAATTATGGATACGTCAATAGAGGTTATACCTAAAAAGAAGAAGCGTGGACGCCCAGCAACAGGAAAAGATCCATTGCTGACAGGTCGTGTGCCGGCTTCCTTAATTAAGGCTTTGGAAGAATGGGCTGCTCGTCACGACATTACCCGTTCAGAAGCCATCCGCCGCCTTATCCAGCGGGGGCTGGAGAGTGAGAAAAAGGAGTGACCATGAAGAAACTAATGCTCATCACCGCCGCTATCATCGGGCTGTCCGGCGTGGCTTGGGCAGATGATGGACTGACCCTTGCCCAGAGGAATGAGCGGCAAATGGAAGCTAACAGGAAGGCGGCGATGGCCTCTTGTGGCCCTCGTGGCTGCGTGCAGTCCGAGATTGTTCCCTCTCAAAGCGATTGGGATGCCGTTTCAAATCGTATGGCTGCGGAAACAGAGATCCATCTGCGACAAATGGGCATGTCTCCCAACACGGCCCGGAAGGCTGTGTGGGCAACGCAACACAAGCCCTATAGCGCATGTTCTCACTATGTGGCCCAGCTTACGGCTGATTATGAGAATGGCCTAGATCGGCCCGATTATGACGACAAGCTCATTGCGTCTGTCGAGCGTTCTGGCACCTGCGAGCGCAAGAACCTCGACTGATCATTTAACAGCGATCTGCTGCCCTACATTCGCCATCTGGCAGTCCACGAATGTGTGCCAGTTCCCGCCCGGTATTTCAGCCGTGACTTCATGGGTGATGCTGTATGGCAGCCAGAACCCGTTCCACGGAGCCGAGGCGATGCGCTGTCCCTGCTGGTTCAGGCCGTTTTCGCCGGCCACCCACCCGGCAGGAGTGTACTCTTTTACCACCTTCACGGGCTGATAGTAGGAGATGTCTGGCCGCAGAAGGCAGGAAAAGGAAATCCCGGCCCGGTTGTAGACTGGGTACCCGATCAGGCCTGTTTCTGGAGAAATAAGGGGGATTGTTCTCGCCAACATATCTTTTGTGACGCCGCCATATGTCGGTCCCCATACCTCAACGGTCCCACCTAAGGGGGCTGCTCCTTCGACGGCTGGGGCGTTGATATTAGTGAAATTATACGTCCCCCCGCAGTCCTCGACCGTTCTTCTGATCTGGTCGAGCGTCGTGCCCTCGGCATAGTGGTTGTGCAGGGTCGAGTGCCTTCCCCAGCCGCCATGGTCGATCAGCTGGAACCCCGCCACGGAACAGATGTCCGACAGGATGGAGACGACGCTGCGGGGACCGCTGTAGCTGATGGCCGGTGGAAGCACGGCGGCCATGATAACGCTGGTCATGGCATGGGCACGGAAGACTGGCTCCCCGCCGTTCAGGTCGGCAGATCCTTCCGTCAGCAGGCCGGTGAAGAGGGTTGTCAGCGGCTGCCCGTAATCCCCGACCCGCACGATTACGGTGGAATTGCTCTGGTTCACCGTGCGGGGGTTCTCGGCGTTGGGGTAGTTGGCGACATAGCAGAGCTGGTTCATGTCACTGATCGTCATGCCCCAGATTTCAAGCTCAAGCTCGGAGCCGACGCTCATCCCCGCATGGGACACGATGGCCTTGATACGGTAATCGCTTTCCAGCGTCAGGCTGCGTGTCGTCCCGCCGGGCAGGGCGATGTTGAAGGTGACGGCGATCTGCTTCCGGGAAAAGGACAGGCTCTGCGGGATGGCCCGCACATGTGTGGTGGTCATTCTGCACCTTCATCATAATTTAGGAAAAATCGGTCGCCTATGCCGTCATAGTACGGGTCAGCATTGCCCTGCGTGTCGGTGAAGTACAGCCTGCCAGAGAGGGGGCTGGCCGGGTTGCGGATGAGGTCAACACCGGTAAAACAGGTCGCCCCCATGATGAGGGGCTTCTCGTCCAGCCACAGGTCAAGATACAGGCCGGTAGAGAGCTGTCTCACCCAGAGGCGGCACGCCCTGCCGGACAAGGTGCAGGTTACTTCCTGCGAGGGCACTGCAGTGAGGGGGATAATGGCCATTGTCCATGTTCCTGTTTTTAACTGGTGGCCTGAACATGGCCGCCATCCTGTTTCTGCGCCCCCTGGGGGTATTTCGCTGTCACCCAGCCGGTCTTTTTCGTGCTGCGGACCTCTTGCAGTGTCACATCAGCCACGATCATATCCACGCCGCCTTCCGCTTTCCTGTCAATGCGGTAGCTGATGATGTTGGCGTGCTTGTAGACCCGCTCTGGCGTTGCCACGAAGTAGAGGTTCGTATCCTTCACAAGGGCGGCCAGAGTAGCGACAAAGTCTTTCCGTACAGTGTCCGGCCCATCACCGAGCAGACCCCGCACAAAACCGGGAAGCAGGTTCTCAACAATGCTGCCTGTCTCCGAGCCATCACAGACAAAGCGGATGGTCGCCGTGAATGGCTCATAGACCTTGTTGTAGCTGGAGAAATTGCCCAGCGCCTGCGGAGATTTGGAGATTGTCGAGGCCTCATTGACGCTCAGTGTCTCCACATGGGCGGCGGAGAGGACGTGCTTCGGGGCTTTGCCGAAGAGGTTGTCCACGTCGTTCCCCAGCGCCTTGGCGGCCAGGCTTGGCTTCTTCTCCTGATACCGGCGGAAGATGCCCCACTGCCGTGCAGCCCGCTGGATCGCCCAGTTGTCTGTGGCGCTCCCCGCAAAGCTGGTCAGCGATGCGCTGAAATCAACCATTTTAACCTATCTTCCCAGTCTCATGCCTCGCCAGCGCCTCGGATGCCCCCTGACGGGCCATCCGGCGGATCTCGTCTGGCGCACCTATCCCGCCATTCACCGCCACGTTGATGGTAGGGCTGTGCGTGGTCGTGTTGTGATGATGCACGACGTTCCCCGTCTCGTAGTTCCTGCCGACCCGCATCAGGTAATCTGAGGTCTCACGGGGCAGGTAAGTCCGCCACTGGTCCCCGTGTGCCTTGAGGTCCTTGTCAAGATTCCCCGGCCCCCAGTTGTAGGCGGCGAGGGCCTTCATCTGGTCGTGGTATTTCCCCAGCAGCTGACCCAGATATTTCTGACCCGCCGACCACGACTGGTCTGCATCAAACGGGTCCGTGACGCCGAGGCCCCGTGCTGTGGCAGGCATGAGCTGGAGAAGCCCCTGCGCACCCACGGAGGAGACGGCATTGGCATTGCCCCCGCTCTCCTGCATTGCCACGGCCCCTGTCAGGCGCTCGAGGTCGATATTTTCGGCTGACAGGCTGGTCTCCGGTGGTGCAGGCCAGAGGGGAGCCTGCTGGTTGCTGCGCTCAGGTGCCGGGGTTTCAGGGGCGTCCTGTGGGGCGTGGACATATCTGATCTCATGACCGGGCTCGGACTGAGGCGGGCTGTCATCCGCATGCGCGTTCGGGAGCAGGGCGCCTTTTATCCAGCCGAGCGTGTCACGCACCCATCCCCAGCGCCGCCTGCTGTCATCATCTTCCAGCTTCCGACGTTCATCCGGGGTTTCTCTCTGCCATAGAGCCCGCTCTTTCTCCCAGTCGATCCCCGCCGCTGTCAGGGCGCCGGTGCGCTGGAGGTAGTGGTTTTCAAGATCAGTTCTGGTCGGGCCGCCATGCTCATCCTGCTCATGAGAGGCCGCATACAGTTCTCCGGCGCCCTGATCCCACGGGCTGTGACCGGTCTGCTGTACATCCCGGACAACAGCTCCTGCGATCCCTGCCGTAACCCCTGCACCAGCCCCAGCCGCCAGCTGTCCGGCCCCCCCGGCGATACCTCCAATGCTGCCGAGATTCCTGATGCCGCCGAGCATCCCCAGAACCCGGGTGAATGATTTCGCCGTCAGAATGGCAGAAAGCACCGAAAGGGCCGCTGCGACACCCGCCACGCCATCGGCAATGGCCTGCGGGTGCGCTTTCTCCAGCGCAATCAGGGCCTGTAGAAAGTTGTGCAGGGACGGCTCGAGGTCTGAAAATACCTTCTGCATCACCTGATCTGTGTTGGCTTTCAGCTCTGTCCAGTCGGACAGGAGCTGCTCTCCCTGCCTGATCTGCTCAGCGGTCGGACCAAGCCCTGAGAACCGTTTTTGCAAGCTGTCATAGTCGTGCCGGGTCACCAGATTGGTGACGGCGGCGTTGCCATCGAGCTGCCGGATGTAGTTGTCCTGCACGGCCCGTGTGAGGCCCTGGAACCGCGGAGAATGGGCCAGTTGATCGAATATGTCGGCCCGGACCCGGCCATTCCTGTCGAGATAGTCAACGCCAGTAAGCTGGCTCAGGCGGGTAAGCTGGGCCAGACCTTCATTCGTGCTGGCCTTGCTCTGGATGCTCTTGAAGAACCCGTCCACGTCCGAGGCGGACCCACCAGAGGCTTTCATGGTCTCATGAAGCTGTGTCAGCTTCTGCGGTGCGATGTCCAGCTGGCGGGACAGGCTCCCCAGAGCCGTGTTGGCGGCGGCAATGTCATGCGTGAAGGAAGCGATGCCAGCCCCGCCCGTGAACAGGGCGATGGCCCCGAGAGCCTCACGGCGGAAAGCAGCGAATGAATCAGCCCCTTTCTTGCCGACATCCTCGATGCTTTTCCCGGTTTTCTCTACCGCCTGCCCTGTTCTGGCGAGGCTGCCCCCAGCTTTCTTGCCAACATCATCCAGCCTTTTCCCGGTCCGTTCGGCGGCACCGCCTGTCTTTTCAAGGCCGTTTTGCGCCTGCTGCGCCCCTTTCACGATGCCGGAGCTGTCCATCAGCAGCTGGACGACCAGCGTATCAAGAATAGCCATTCACACGCTCCACAGCCGCAATCTCCCAGAGAAGCCACATGTCTTCACTGTCATAGATGGTCTTCAGCTCATGCAGCGTGGCCAGTCCGGCCCCCATCACCAAGGCGAGGGGGGCAGACACGTTCACGCAGCGGGCTGGTTTTCGCCCATGATCGGCCCCCTTAGAGCCTCTATCAGTGGGTAAATCTGGTAGATTGCGGCCTTGAAAAAATCCACGTTCAGCTTGAACGCCTCCGTTCGCAGGGCGGGGAGGGTTGCGGCATCGGTGATGTCGGCCTCGATGAGTGGCGCCGGTTCCACGGCGGGATTGCTGTGGTCCCGGCGGATTTTCACGCAGTCCAGCAGGCACTGGAACGCAACCTCGCAGTCCTCGTCGCTCATGTGGGAGAACAGGGCCATGCTCTGGCCGGAGAGACCGGCAATGCCGCTCTCCAGTGCCTCCCGTGGGGTTCTGGCCCCGGCACGGCCCAGCGCACGGACGACGTTGCGTGCCCAGCGGTCCGCCGTAAAGGCTGGCATGCGGGTGATGACGAAGCACTTCCCCGCATCAGGGCCCTCAGTGGGGGTCCATTCGATGCTCTTCATGGCTTAACTCCACGCTGGGAGAACGTTTTCCCACCGGATATGCACAGACCGCTCGTCCAGCAGTTCCCCACCATTCGGCACGGCCGCCATCTCCACGATACAGCCGGAAACGAACGTGTATTTCCGGTTCAGGCCGGGAAGATGGAGCTCCCCATTCAGCTCATAGACCGTCCTGGCCTGCCGTGTGGCCATCTGGATGGCATCAAAGATGTTCCATGTGTTGCTGTTCGGGGAAAAGTTCAGCGTCATGTCGTAGGCGGACGGCACGAAACCCTTGTTCAATTTCCCGTCGATGGAAAGCCGGGTATCCGCCAGCCGGAGCGCCTGCCCTTCCCATGCCCGGTTGGTGGACCAGTTTTCCAGCTTCACCGGCGCATTGAACAAGGTCTTTACCGTGAGGGTAAAGACGGCATCTGCCGAAGTGATGAAATCACTGTTGCTCATTACTGTACCTCAATGCTGGCAAGATTGATGGACTGGACGGACTGTCCATCCGTGTACCAGAAGCGGCATGACGGGCTCTTGCGGGCCACCCGGATGTCAGCTGCGGCGGTGGAGGCATTGGGCTGGAAGTACCAGCCCCGGCTCTGTACCGTGTTGCTGATGGAGGTCCCGGCGGCCCGGTCAATCTGCTGTTTCTGGAGGGACGTCAGGTTCACGCCGGGGCGGATGGCTCCGAAGCGCAGCGCCTGATTGATCGTGTCCTGCACAGCAGCTGAGATGAGGCCGTCGCCCTCCGTGTTGTAGGGAATCTGCCCCACGCTCAGCAGCAGGTTGAGAAGGTCAGACTGGAAGGACGCATTGAGCCATATCTGGTTGATGTAGCTGTCCGCCCAGAGGAAAGCCCCCGAGACATGCCCATCTGCCAGCCACTGGAAGCGGCCCAGTCCGTTGGCATAGGCCCCGTAGAAATTGTAGCCATTGGCCCGGAGAGTGGCGGCTGTCGTGGCGTCCGTTACAGCCGGAGTGACAAGTCCGCTGCGGCGGAAACAGAGGTTCGTGCGGCCATTCGTGGCGTCAAAGTCTATGGACGCCATCCAACCTAAGCAAAGGGCTGCGGCCAGCGGGTCCTGATAGATCAGGGTGGTGCCATCAATATCCTGATTGTTCAGCCACGTGCCGAAGCTGGTGCTGTTCTGCTCTGCCCGTGCCTGTTCATCCGTGTCCCACGGCACATACCAGTAGCGGTCGGACTGGGTGGCCGTCCATGTGGCGAAGGCCTGTTTCTGGGCCAGTGTCGGCTCCCATGCGGTGGTGAAACCGGCAAAGTCCTGCGTCTGCCCGGCGATGGTGTCCATAAGAGAGACGGGGTCCGTCTCATGGTCCGCAGCCGCCACATAAATCAGCAGGGTAGAGGGGGCTGACTCCGCATCTTCATAGCCGCTGAAATAGACGGCTGCCATGCGGGCCTCTAGGGAAGAGGCTGTGAAATCCGTCGCCACATCGCTGGCCTGTGTGTAGGTCCGCAGCGTCCCGGCGGGGATGGTCCCCCCGTTCGCCGCCGTAGTGATGATGAGGCCGTTGATAAAAGAAACCCCGCCAGCTGTTCCGAGCGTGGCGGGGTTGATCTTCACGGTCTGTGAAATGGGGATTGTGCTCATTTAAGATTTCCCGTTGGTTGTGGCGAGGGTTTCAGCCTGGGTGACGGCCTCCATCCCTAGGTGGAGGGCGGACTGACCCGGTTTGGTGACGGAGGCCTGAACATCGGCGATGAGGTCCACGCTCCACTGGTCCTCGTACTGTTTTTCAGCGGTCGTGAACGGGTGCTGCCGGGGCGGTGAGGCATAGAGGGGGGCCACGCCGGGGCAGGTGGCCCGGAACCATGCTACGGCGTCAGGATCACGCCAGAGAGAGGCGATCTGGGCGGCCTGATCCCCGGCCCCGGTCCCGAACGTGCTTATCTGTATCCCGAGCCGCATCGGCGTGATGACCGTGACGGAGCCGTCCGGGTTATACCGCCTCCCGTTCGTGGCATAGATTTCACGGGTCACGATCTGCATGATGGCGAAGGGCATTCCCTCGGTCGCCACACCGTTCTGTTGCCCTTGTCTGACAGTCCAGGGCGGGGGTAAAACGTTCTGCACGAGCCAGTCCCCGACGCCCTTCATGATCTGACTCTCAGTAGGTGTCAGTCCGAGGTTTGCCCGGCCTTGATTTGGCGGGTTACTGCTATCTTGCACCAGTCATCACCCCCCCATTGCTCGAGAACCTGCGTTACACGCCAGATGCCGCCGTTGAAAAGAAGAAGATCGCCGCCCGTGTCGAGCGGTCGGTTCAGGGCGTGAGCCGCCCCCCGCATGTAAACCACCCGCATGTCAGACTGCTGCTCGATGTTCTCGAGAAGCTGCAAGTCTCCCCCTGCGAGGGCCTGAACTTCGATCTGCACGGGAATGTCCCGGTAGGTGCTGGTTGCGCTGTAGTCGTCGGCAATTATCACGCCGTCAGAAACACGTAGCACGGCGTCCTGCATGGGGTTCACGTCCCCGAGCACGCCGCTTGCGATGCCGAATACGTCAAGAATCATCGCCGGAGTCCACCTGATAACGGAGGGCATTGATCATGGTAGCTGTGTCGATCAGTGGCTTATCGGGCCGCTCGCTGCCCTTCTTTTCCCGCTGTTTTACAGTTGAAGCAGCCAGTGGTGGCTCCGTGATCTCACCGATCTTACTCTGCATCTCCTGCGCTGCGACCTGCCCCATCGTCTCCAGGGCCTGCCGAGCATTACAGCCGGTCGCCCGAAGAATAGCGGCCGCCGCTCCGGGCCATTGCCTGCTACGCTCGGCAATGGTCGTCCGCATGAATGAGCGAGCAGGGACACGGTCATTCCCGAACTCCTGCACGGCCGCCACCGTGGCAACGGACGTGCCATCCGGGTATGTTGCGTCCCGGAAGAAGCCCACATCCACTCGCCGGGCGCTGGCGGCGTTTTGTTTTATGTCCGCCAGGTATTTGGCGAGGTTCACCCCGCCCTTCATCCGTGCGCTCATGGGAAAATCCTCGCTGGGTGAGGCCTGCCGGGCGTCATCCGCATCTGGCGGTACCGGGCCGTGGCCTGCCAGTATGTCAATCCATACTGCGTCTGGGTGAACCAGCCCGCATTGGCCGGCAGCCCAGACCCATCGTACGATACCGAGACAGAGCCTCGGCTGGCCGATGCCAGCCTGCCCACGCCCTGCGCTCCGGCGGATGAGCCGCTTCCTGCCGCAGCGTTGAGGCCAAGCTGCGCCTGATGAGCCACCAGCAGCCACAGCAGGTCACGCCGCTCATCGACGTTCTGGACGATGGAGCGGGGGGTGTTGTTGAGGAACAGGCAGGCCTGCCGGAACAGGAACCCGGCCTGCGGCTCTGCAACCGTCGTGGCAAGCTGCGGGAAGGCCGCCGCCCAGTCGGGATACACGAAATCAACAACACCCTGGGCCATTACTCTCTGTCCGCCTTCTTCACATCACCGGGGAGGGCGTTCTGTTCCACGCCCTCGAGACCGGTCTTCTCCTTGGCCAGCTCAGCCACGGCAGCATCAGCCTTGCCCGGGTTGGCCTCGGCAAAGACCAGCTTCTGCGTCACGAGCTGATTGCGCTCGTTCTGGGAGAGCCATGCGCTCCAGAAATCGGCGTCCACAATAGTGCGCCCTGCACGCCCCAGCAGACGTCCTTCGGCATGATGGTACGCCGGGTCCGCCTTGGCCCCGTTCAGCGTTACAGAGCGCACAGGGATGGCGGCCTGCATCACCGGGGCCTCAGAAGAAGCCCGGCTTTTCAGGCCGTCCAGATCGTGCAGTTCCAGCGTCACGCCAGAAGGCAGGCGGCAGAGTACGGTTACATTCGCCATGATCAAATCCCCACCATCGTTACGCAAGCCACTGGGTAGAACCAGATGGCCCCCCATGTGCCCTGGGACTTCTTCTGCCGGATGTAGGAACTGTAACGCTCCACGGCATGGGCACGCAGCTTCTCGGTAAAGGCGGTCGTGACCGTCTCCTGCCCGTCCACTTCCCGCAGGAAGAGCTGCATCTGCGTGATCTTGTTCTGGCCGCCGGAGAGGGTGCTTCCGGCCTCCGGCAGGGTCTCGATATTCAGGTTGGGCAGGTTCTGCTGGAGCAGCTCACGCAGGGAAACACGGAACTGGTTCGTGTACAGGAGGCACTGCTGCCGCTCCGTCGGAATGACGAGGGTAAGCGGGCTTTCCAGTGTGACATTGCCGCCCATCTGGACAGAAAGCTGCTGGAAGGCCTTGAGGATGTCGTTATAGACCTGCACCGGGTCGGTGGTGCTCATCCAGTCCGTCCCGCCCGTAGCCGTGCCAGACGAGGCAACCTTGGGTGTGGGCTGGATGGCGGCGGGCAGGTCCGGGTCGTTGAGAGCGCCCCGCAGCTGGAGACCCTCCACACCAAAGAGATTGATGCGGTTGCTGGCCTTGTTCAGGACGGAGATGGACGCCTCGTTTTTCTGGCTCACCCAGTCCAGACGGGCCGCTCCCATGCGTTCGGCTTCACGCTCACCCCATTTCGTCCATGTCTGGAAGTGGAAGGACTGGCGCTGCACCCAGTTGGCGTTGGTGTCGCTGTCGCCGTTCTGGCTGTAGTCGTCGTAGGAAGCCGTCTGGCCGGACAGCTCGACGAAGGGGAACTGCGCCGTGTCCGTCAGCCAGTCGCCCTTTTGGGCCTGCCCGTACACCTCTTCCGACTTGATCGGGGTGATGATGGCCCGTTTGATGTTCGGGTCTGTCCATGTGGAGAAAATGGACGGGATGCCAGAGTTGGGAGCTGTGACAGCACTGTCATAAGCCCCGGTGGGGCGGGCGGCCACGCCATGCACGCCGTACAGGCTCTTCAGCTGTTCAGGCGTGACCGAACGCAGCTGTGCGTCTGTGATTCTCATAATTATTCCTCAGGATGTCAGGAGAGGGGACCAGTGATGATGATGGGGGTACCGGCATCGCCACCCTGCGATACTGTCCAGCCGGTATCCACGGCGCCCTGCGGGGCTTTGCCTGTCGGCCCGGTCTGAATGCTTCCATCGGTCGTCGAGGCGTACACGCTGTCGCCCCGGCTGGCGGTCTGAGATGAAATTGCCCAGTAATCACCACCCTCGGACAGGGTGATGCCGAAGCCGCCCGGGATGAGCATGGTGCTGGACTGGAGATACTGCGTCGTCAGCCCCTGCTGGTCACGATGGACGAAACCGGCTGGCTTGCCGCTCCCTGTGTTGGAAACGGTGATGCCGTCCTGGTTGACCCACGCAAAGGCGGCAATCGTCAGGCCGGAGGGCCCGGCACGGAAACCAGCCTCGGGAGAAATGACGGAGCGGCGTGGGTTGGCGGAGGCGATTGCCCCCGGATAACCCTGCGGCCATGTGTAGTTTACGGATGTCTGAAAGCTCATGGTGTGTGTCCTTTACAGTTGACGGGGAGCCTTGAAGGGAAGGGCGGCACTGTCCTGTGCCAGAGGCCGGTCGTAGTTGGCACGGATGCTGCGAAGCTGTGCATTGACCAGAGCCTTGAGGCCCGCTTCGTTCACGCCCTTTACGCTGTCCATCGCCATGCCGCTCTGTTGCAGGGCGTAGCGATAGACCTGTGCGGCGCTGTCCATGCCATAAACCTCGCCAACCAGCGGGCGCACGAGATTGCGGGCGTCTTCTGTGGCCCGGCGCAGGGCACGGTCAGCGGCGAGGGCCTTCCGGATGGCAGCATCGGTCGCCATTTCCCGCCTGCGCTCCTTCTCTTCCTCGTCGTCCTCATCTTCCGCATCAGACGGAGCGCCGGAGTTCGGGTCAGTGACTTCTTCTCCGTCGTCCTCTGCGCCGCCGCCCTTGAGCATTTCGGCGCACATTTCCCGGCATTTGGAAGCCTGGGCAGGGGTGAATCCTTCCTGCCGCATGAACTCTTCCATCTTCGTCAGGCGGTCGTCCTGCTGCTCGGTCTCACCGTCATCCTCACCGCCGGGCTTGTCCGTCTCACGATCACCCTCATCAATCAGGGCCGCCGCTTTTGCTCGGATCGCATCGTCGGAAAGATCCCCCATGAAGGGGCGCAGAGCCTCGATGACCGGTTCCAGGCCGTCTCCATCGCAGGCCGTCTTTTTGTTCATGTCCATCTTGTTTTCCTTAGTTATTGCGCTGTCATGGACCAGCACATCTGAGCCAGCACGTCCCTTCTCAACCAGAGCGACGTGATTGCCCCGAATGTTGACCATGCGCCCGTCATAGGGCTGTCCCTCGTAGGTGCCCGGCGTCATGTCCGCCTCATAGGCGTATCCGCAGGACAGTTCCCGCTGCGCTCCACTCTGGATGCGCTGGATGGCCGGGCCATCGAAGATGACCATGCCGACCGTCAGGTAGGGCGCCTCGAAGCGGGCATTGTCCATGGTGGAGCCGACCGTCAGCTCCCTTGGGTGGGCATCCGCACTGGTTGGCGTGTGGTCCTCCAGAACCGGAAGGGAGTTGAAGCTGTCCGCCGCTTTTTCCAGTTCCTTCGGGTCCCGCAGGAGGCGGTACATCTGGTTCGGGTTCAGCCCCAGCCGCTCGTTGTCTGGGATCTCTTTCCCTAGATACTCGCAGATGTTGGCCTTGCTGATGGGCGTCCGCTCCACACGGAGGCGTCCGTTGTCATCAAAGGTGCGGACAGACCCGGTCCGGTCGTAAGCGAGGATACCGCCTGCCCTGTCGTGAGCATGCCCTTTTTCACGCAATGCGACACCAAGCTTCTTGGCCTCATCAGGGTGCAGCCCGATGAGATAATTGCCTTCACCGGTATGAGCTCTGGGGGCTCTGTGCCACTGTGCATTTTCCAGCGATACGGTGCCATGGTCGGTATCACGTGTGTTGCGCCGGTCCCTGCGAGATACAGGCGCTGTCAGCTCGTGCTCTCTGGCCTGCAACGGCTCAGCGAGGGGCTGCACATCATCGTCATATTCGGTGCCGGGATTGGCCAGGGCGACAGCAGCGTCAGCCTTGTGAAACTCGTCCTTTTTGGCATTTGACGCCTCCTGCTGGGCGTAATAATCCCGCCACGCCGCCCTGCGTTTGGCGTCGTTGCTCCACTTTTTGGAGAGGATCTGATCTTTCAGGTCCTCATAGGAAAGGCTGTCCCGCCAGTCATTGTACCGCTGCTCCGCCTCGTCACGCAGCTGCATGACCTTCTGGAAGGTCGGGTGGTTTTCGTCTGTGATCCCGGCCTTCCCGAGGTTGTCGATGTCTTCGAGGCGAGACCGAAGGCTATCAAGCTCATGAGAAGAATTGAATCGATCTTTCTTATACTGATCACTTTCAGCACGGTTTGCGAAACCCTTTGCATGTCGGGCCTCCAGATCGTCCTTAATCTCCTTAATGCGGGCCTGTGTCCCATCCTTAATTGATGGCTTATGCCCTTCGCCCTTACTTCCTTTTTCATGAAGGGATGATATTTTGCGCCCATTGAACTTTCCACCCATCCCAGCCTGAATTGTGCCATCATCGCTGATCAGCACATGGCGGCCATCCCCCTTTTCGTAGACTGGGTGCACGGTAATCCAAGGCATTTTCTGTCCTCAATCGTTATATCCGGGGATGACGTACTCGGCCCGGCAGTGGCAGTTGGGCTTCTCGCCGGGTTGGATATACTCGCCACTGATCTGGCATCCCTCAGCGATCAGGTATCGCCTACCATTCGCCCGGACGTGGTCTTCCCGTGGATGCCTTCCACCACCAGCATGACGCCAGCGTGCTTCTTTCAGGCCGATTTCAGAGCATCTCATCCGCTCTACGGACTGGTTTATCTTGTGGTTCTGGTCCTTGGCGATGAAGGCTGCCCTGCGCTCTGACACGCCGTACCGGGCTTGCAGGGCCTTTGTCAGGCCGCCAAGGTCGCCGCCCTTCATCACGGAGTTTGTGACTAGCGCCTTTACGCCATCGTGGTACTGCTCGCCGATGCTCTTGATGAGGCTGACATTGTAATCGGCTGCCATCCTCATCCTGCGCTTGAGGTCTGCATCAGGCTTGAAGGTGATCCCAAAGCCAGCCCGTTTCAGCCGCCGCCGGAGGTCTGCCTCACTGTCATTCTGGCAGGAGCGGACGAACAGCTCAGCCAGCTCATGGGCGTGGTCAGAAAAGATGCGCAGCCACTTCTTCCGCAGCTTTTTCAGCACCGCATCCAGAGCCGTGACGGGGTTCTCATCCTGCGCCAGTTCTGGCTCGGCTTGGCGGTAATGGGCCTTCACGGTCTGCATCGTGTCCCGGTGCATCCGGCGGATGAGAAGGCGCAATCGCTGGTTGTAACGGGATGCAACGCCTGCATTTACCCTCCCAAGAGGCAGGCTTACTGCCTTCCCGGGAGAGCGCAACACAGCCATTACAGTTCACCTTCGCCGCCTTCTTCCTCGCCGCCAGAGCCTCCGAAGCTGGGCATATCCTGTTCAGGGATTCCTGGAGCATCGCCGGAGAGGTTGACGCCCCGATAGATGCTGTTCTGATCCTGCTCCTCACGCATCCGGGCTTCATCCGGCGTGATTTTTCCGGCCTCGATGTTGACCTTGTCGGTCTCAGCCTTGGTCTTCTCAACCATGGCTGCCTTCTCATCGTCGAGCTGCCAGAGGTTGACGAAGTCAAAGTCCAGAGCCTCGTCGATTTCCCCCCAGAGATGCAGCTGCACGAGGCGCAGAATGCGCTCCAGCACGGGCCGGAGGTTGTTTTCCTGAAAGGCCGCGATCTCATCGTAAAAGACCCGGATTTCGCCCTCGGATGAGGCGTTAAGGCCGTTAGGGGTGATGCCGAACAGCTTGACCAGCGGGATGCCTGGGATGGATGCCATCGCCTCCATGGCCTGCGCCTGTAGGTCAGACAGGCCGCCCAGCGGGGTAGCGATGATGGACACGTCCTCATTTTGATGGTCAGCAACAATCGTATCCTGCCCCTCGGACACCTGCTGCATGAAAGCGGCACGCCCCTGAATTGACGCCTGGTTGACGCCGCCCCATTCCATGCCGCCTTGAGGCGCACCCATGTTCCCCGCCATGTCGGTCTTCAGGACCAGCTTGGAGAAATTGGCTGTGATGTTGCTGACGCTGTTGCGGGTTCGCAGGAAGTTGTGGACATAGGGGCGAAGCTGCTGGGTGAGGGAAAGGCCACCAAAGTTGAAGGCCGGTTTGAAGATGTCAGGCACCTCATACGGCACCATCTTCAACAGCCGGTCCTTGTGGGTCAGACATCCCTGCACCCAGTAGTTGTCAGGGTCGTAAAACCCGCTTCGGTAGGGACTGTCGGCGTTATAGTGGTTCGGAGCCGTCCAGACCGGGTCGATCCGTTTCAGCCCGTTCAGGCCGCCCTTCTCAACCCCGTGCTTCACCACCTTCAGGGGGACATTCTGGCCCGTGGCGTCCTTTGGCAGGCTGCCTACATCAATCCATGCGTATGAGACGCCATAGAGCAGGCTGTCCAGCGTGAGGCGGTACATGAGCCGCCGGACGTCCAACCGCTTCAATTCGGCCTCTAGGTCGCTAATCTTCCGGGCCGTTTCCTGCGACAGCTCTTCACGGGCCGCCCGGGCTTCCTCATCCGTGTCGTACTCGGCCTCGTCAAGATTTTTCGTGGATTTGATCCGTACCCATTCCCGGGTTGCCTCTCTGGCTATGACGTCACATGGCTTGCGGAACTCGGCCCGCATGGCCATCTGAGCAAGGTAGGGATAGCCCATGAAGCCAAGGCCGTCGGCCAGCCATGACTGTAGGGCTCCAGCGTTCCCTGAGGCGTATGCGCCCAGCGAGGCGGCCACACCATCCAGAGCGCTATCAAACGCCATGCGCTGCCCCTCCGGCACGACACCGGGCGCCGGACGGCAGGGGGCGAGGCGGACGGCAAGAGGCGGGGCGGCGTCATACGCTTGCCGCTCGACATGGCGGAAAGCCCTTATGAACGGCTCCCTGCGCTCCGGCCGCACGTCTCCTGCGCTCCCCTGCAAGGGTGATGGAGAGCGTTTGAACGGCCACATGATGCGTCCTTTATACGAATGATCGGCGAATGGTTGGCGGCCCTGCGAATGCGGAGAAGTCCGGCATTGTCCGACGGTTCTGGATGAGGCCGTCCAGGGCGTAACGAAGGGCGTCGATCCAGTGGTTGTTGGCGTCCTCAATTTTCGGCAGGACATGCTCTGTCTGGCGGTCCACCTTGTACGAGTATGTGCGGAACTCACGGGCGGCCTTCTCAGCCCGCTCATGGATGCGTATGCCCCGGAAGGCTTTCAGCCGCTCGATGCCGTCTTCCACGCTGCCCTTCCACTTCTTGGCCGGTCCAATGCGGAACCTGTACTTGTTCGCCAGATAACTGATGGTTTCAGGCCGGGCACAATCGGCCATGATCGGCCATTCCCGGGAACCGGGGACCTGATCAAACAGAGCAGGCAAGGCATCCATCTCGATACCTACGCCGCCCTCTGCATAGTCAACATGCAGCACGTCATCCATGATGAAGCACCGGACGATTGCAGTGGGGTCCTTGGCGAAACCCCAGTCAACACCGAAGTAGAACCGGGCATTATCCGGCGTCTCGAAACGGCATCCATACTCGACCCTGTTGCGGAAGATCAGTGCCTCTGTCGTCTGCTGGTATCCGCCTTCCCAGATATGATCATACTCATCCGGCCTGTTCCTCAGGTCACGTTCCCGCTCATCGTTCAGGACGGCGGGGAACCACGGGTTATCCGACCAGTTGGCGTTGATGACCACGATCTCGGGGTCGGCATCCGCCTCTGGCGTCCGGAGGAACGCATCTACCGGGTCCGTCTCCTTGGACGGATTCCAGCTGAACCAGATTTCGGAGCCGGGTTTACGGATGGTCGGGCGCAGCAGCTTCATGGAGAAGGCAGACAAGGACTGCGCTTCTTCGACCCACGCCACGTCAAAGCCTTCCAGCGACTTGATTGAGTCCGCCGTGTGGTTCTGCATACCCTGGAAGATGATGACGCCGCCGCCGGGCGTGCGGATTTCCTTATCCAGCACCTCGAAGCTGTCAGCCAGCCCCATTCCGTTGATCTTGTCCTCGACAAGCTGCTTGACGGACATCGCCAGCGATTTCTGTATCTCACGGATACAGACAGCCCGGAACCCGGGCCGCATCAGGGCCTGCTCCACGAGCAGCTCGGCGAAGAAATGAGATTTCCCGGACCCTCGGCCACCCCATACGCCCTTATATCGGGTAGGGCGGAGAAGAGGCTCGAAGACAGCGGGTGTCTCAAGGGCCAGACTGTTCGCTTCCATGTTCCGGCCTCACAATGATGCGTCTGATTTCCTGCACGGGGCCGCCGCCCTCGCCAGTGTGTTCGAGCGTCTGCTTGTCTCCATAACGGCGGGGTGCACGCTTGGAGGCAACCCACCGAAGCATCTCAAAGGCTGCCTTGTTGGCCGTGGCATTGTCAGGGTTGGTGGAGCGGGCCAGGGACAGGATGTCTGCCTCAAATCCATCGGAAGAGATGTCCCGTGCACGAGCGTACTGCTTACTTCTTTCGGCGTCGGCTGCCACCCACTCATAAAACGTCTTCATGGCGGGGCGCCTGGGGCCGCTGCATATCTCCCGGATGGTTCGGCCTTCCATCACCTCGACCAGCATTTCATTGAAAAGGGCTTGTGAGAAGTAGGTCCGATGGGTCTTTTTCTTCCGGGTTGGTGCCGCTTTTTTCATCGGTCGCTTAGCCATAAATCCTGCTCACCCCGCCGAGCCTGGTCTCTGCCCGTTCCCAGCGGGTTATTGCGTCTTCTTTCTCGACTGCCGCCCTGACACGGGCCAGAAGGTCATCGCTGATTGTCGCATCCCGTCTGGCAAGATGGCGGACATTCATTCTGAACATCCGGCATCGCACCTTGTTGCCTACGCCGATGCCCAGCGCCACTGCATCCCCGAGCCCTATCTGCACATCTGACCGGTGCCGGTATCGTGGGTTCTGGAGGATGCGACATAATGTAGCGGTTGTGCCCCGCACGTTCACGACGATGGCCAGAAGGCCGCATGGGCCGGATACAGCATCCCCTCGCTCGATCCGTCTGCCGGTGAGCGGGGAGGGGCGGGGCATGGAGGTCTCCAGATACAAAAAAGCCCCGCCGGATCACTCCAGACGGGGCAAAGGTGCGCCACTGTCAAGCCGTTGGTTACAAGGAAGACGCACCAATTCCAAAGCTAGCGATTTGATAGGTTTTTTTTCCGGTCCTGTCAACAGCTTTCCACAATGACTGCTCGTGGAGAGCTTGGCCAAGGGTGCCCGTCTGTTGTCCTGCTGGCTGTTTTGCGCCGTTCTTTGCGGTAGTCGGCAAGCCATGCAACGAGCCGCTCCAGAAGGTCCATGCACATGCGCCGTCCGTGCTCATATTGCTGGGTTTTTTTTAGATTCGAATAGCACGCCGCACCGATCTCCTGAAACGATTTCTGCTCGACCAGAAACGAATACGCAAGAGCCCAATATCTCCATCCGTTCTGGTCGTAGAACGAGCGCAGGATTGCGTATGTGTCAGCCCGTGAAAGCCGCCACGTCAACTCATCGCCCTGGGCCTCTTCCTGCCCTGCGTTGTTGTATCTGGAAGGGGTGGCGTCCAGAACCGGATCACGCACCCCGTGACGTGCCCATATCTCCCGTGTCCAGAACCATTCCGCCGCCTCGCACTGCTCGGATGTGGCCCGCAATGCGAGCAAGTTCCGATCCAGCTTCGTCCGCTTCTCCGGCGTATCTGCCATTGTACTGCCTGCCCTATGGTGCTATAAAAATCCTCATCTTGTCGTGAGGGATAAGATTTGCGCACAAAGAGCCGCCCGGATTTACCCGCCGGGCGGCTTTTTATTCTCTGGCCTTGCGGCTCATCCACCCATCATCACCCGATAGAGGGTGGCGAACCCTGCCAGAAACACGCCAAGCCCTGCCATTTCTGCGCCGGTCAGTTTAATGGCCCCAGTTGCCCAGAGGGCAAAGAATGCCATCAACCCCAACAGCAGCTTTGCGGTTGCGGGCATTAGAATGAGAATGGCAACTGCTAAAATCACACCCAAACCAATTAAAAACATTCTCAAATCATTCCCATCACTCATTCCACATCTCCTCCGAACGCCCTGTGAAGGGCGGTTTCATCCCATTCTTTCTCAGGCCCGGGCTGTTCTGGCGGCTTGTTCTCATGCGCCATCGCTGCTCTCCATTGGCAGCCAGCCGATTTCTGGCCTACCATGATGACCGTGCTCCCAGACGAACCATGCGTAGGCGATGGCCCCGCTGAACTTCTTCTGCGTTGCCCCCAGCAGGGGCCCCGGGATACAGGCCACTCGATCAGGCACAATCCAAACACGGGCGAGGGGGCTGTTTCTCAACCAGACTGACCGTTTCTTCCCTTCGAGAAATGCCAGCCTCAGGAACAGACAGACCCGGTCCTGCGTGCAGTCGAGAGCAAGTTGCGCCATCTCCTGCGCCCGGTTGTATGGCGGGTTTGAGATGATGCTGTCTGGCATTCTGCCGGGGAGTGTCTCGGTGAAGCATCCCCCCAAAACCCCAGGCAGGCGTGGCGCAATATCGCAGCCGTCAGCTCCCTCCAGGCCAGCATCCCACATCGCCCGGACAACGTTCCCTTGCCCGCAGCATGGGTCCAGCACAGTCCCGATGAAGGGACGCTCCACAGCCAGAAGGCGGCGGGTCACGCTCTCCGGCTCGACATACCAGTCGTTCTGAACCCGCTCGTATCCGCCAGAACGCTTCACCGCCATAGAAGCCTGCTCATCGCGGCTTGTTGTCTTTCTGGTGTCATCTATCGTGTGAACGCATGGACCGCACTCAGTGACCATCTGTGTGGCTGTTAGGGGCATGTTATCTGTCCTCATGGCTTACTATCCCCTGCGTTCTGGAAGGCCGTACCCTTTGAACGGGGGGAAACGGCGCCTCTTCTGGATTGCGATAGGGGAGGCCTGATGCCTCATAGCGAGGGCGGTTCTGTAATCCTTTTCGCAGTCTCTGCATCGGGACTGAAGCCCGCATTTCCGGCTTGAAGAGACCGCAAAGCGAGAGACTGGCAACATCTCCTCACATTGACTGCATCCCTTTTTGCCGTTCACGACAACGGCCGAGGGGTTGGGGGGAAGCTTGACTTTCGGCTGTCTCTGTTCCCGCAACTCCATGTTCAGGCACGCTTTGCAGAATGTTCTCCTCCCGTCTGGTGACGACTTGCGCTTCACAAAATCGCTGAGGGGCTTCTCAATCCCGCATTTCCGGCAAACCTTGGTCATGCGTAGGTCCTCCCGTAACTGTCCCGCCGCTCCATTTCGTCCAGAGCCGCATATGCAGTGGGGGCCTGTTGGCGCATCAGGGTTAGGGCGGAATGGCGTGCCTCGTCTGGGTTCGTTCCACGCTCTTCGCCCAGCGAGCGGAAACCATCAGCCACGGCCTCCCGGAACCTGTCCAGCCAGAGCCTCTCATCCAGCGGGATCGAGCCATCGCCACGGGGGCGGGAATGGCTGATTTTCTCCTGCTCCCACCGCTGCTTTTGTGCGGCTAGGACTGGCTCAACATGCTGCTCTAGAGCACTGCACAGCTCGGCGGCGCACGGGAAAAACTTGAATTGACGGCGACAGAACCGGATTGAGTCCGATGTCCATGCGGCGTCTGGAAGATCGGCTTCCGCCATTACCTCGACCAGCTCGGCCCAGAACACAGCACGTCCCCGCTCATCCATCTCCCTGAACTCAACCGAGTGGGTGAGGTATGACGACAACTTGGTCAGCCATGACCCGATCTGACGGTTCCGACGCTGTTGCTGGGCGTGGGAAAAATCTTGGGAAAATTCAACAATTTCAGACATTTTCAGCTCCGGTAGCGGCGCATCAGCGCCTTGTCTTCTGGGCTCAGTTCAGGGATTTCAACGTCAGTGAAACTGTCCGCAAACCCTGCAAACGGGTCACGTGGCGGACGGGTGTTGCGTTGCTGTCGAGCAGGGAACGGTGTGACGTTCCCGGCGCCCGAAAACCGCTGTTGATAGCGGTCTGCGCTGCGACGGCACCATGTCCGCCACGTGGCGTTCCAGTCCAATTTCACACCGCCAGCACCCGGCTTCGAGTGCCAGTAGTCCCGGAAATCCTCTGCCTCTCGCTGCGGGTTCAGGTTGCGCTCGTTGGCGTAGTCGAGCAGCTCCTGGGATGGTTGCCAGTTGCCTGGCAGCCGGTGGCCTCGTTTCGAGGCAGTTGATTTTTTCGGCTGGGGGGTAGGGGGGATAAGAGTATGGTGGTTATTGGTGGTTATTGGTGGTTCTGGTACTGCGGAACGAGGTTCCGTTTCGATGGACGCAGGTTCCGCCGTGACGGAACGAGGTTCCGTTTTTGGTGAAGTGGAACGAGGTTCCGTGTTTCTGGAACGGCGTACCGGTTTGACGGAACGAGGTTCCGTTTTCTCGGAAATGTCTGTCATGGACAGGCGAATGTCATTCAGCCGCATCCAGTCTTCCTTCACGAGAAAACCGGCGCTCATCATCGCCCTTTTTGCGTTGCGAATGGCCTTATCGCTGAGGCCTGTGACCTCCTCCATATAGCTCATGGAGGGGAAGGCCAGACCATCGCTATCAGCGCAGTCAGCCAGCACCAGAAGCACCAGTTTTTGCGTAGGACTGACACGCTGTTTCTTCGCCCAGTTGATGGCTTCGATGCTCATACGATTGAGCCCTTCATCTTCACGCCATTCTCTGTCAGGAACGCCACAACGTCCTCCAGAGAGCGGCACACGCTCACAGCCCCGCCACACTGGCGGATGCGCTCGTGCAGGGCCGCCTGCGCTTCATTGAGGCGGCCTGATTTTGTTTTGAGTTCCACGCAGAGCAGCCGCCCATCGTGCAGGAAATGCAGGTCCGGCACGCCGGGGATACACCCCCGGCTTTTGCGGCGTTTACCCTCACGTTCCCCATTGCCCCGGTTCTCGACAGACCATGACAGGCACGTTTCAGGGAGCAGGTGCTGTAGCTGCCTCCAGATAGAGGCGTGGAGAATATCCTCGCAATGCCTCACCGGAACCTCCCTTTCTCATCACGTCTCCGGCGTGCGAGGGCATCGTCCCGCTGGGCACGCAGACGGCAGTTCTGTGCCAGCAGGGCGTCCCTGTCCTCTGCCAGTTTCCGGCTGTAGGCCATCTCGGTGAACAGCCGCTCTTCTACACTGTTGAGGGCCAGTTTTAGCGCGCAATTTTCAGCCCGTATCCGGTCACGGCGGGGCACGATAAAATCCAGAATACTCATAGCCCCAGAGCCCTCCGGTAGGTCTCCACGAGGGTTTCCTGTTCCTCCACCTCAGCCGGTTCCTGCTTGCGCAGCTTGATGATCTGCTTGATGGCCTTGACATCAAACCCAGCTGATTTTGCATCCGTGAACACGCCCCGGATGTACGCCCCCAGGGCCTTGCGCTCATCTTCCAGATGCTCCACACGCTCGATGATGGAACGGAGGCGCTCAGCGGCGATCCCGCCTACGTTGTTGGTTGTTTTGTTCATTTTGTTCTCCATCAGAACGGCACTTCGTCATCGAGATGCTGGCTGCTGCCGCCATACCCGTACCCGGCGGCGTCGCTCATCGAGCTCCCGCTCTGGTAGCGCTGGGTATTGTTCTGGCCGGTGGATTGCCCTGGCTGACCGTTGGTCCGGCCCTGCCCATCTCCGAGCAGCACGAGGTTGCCACGAAAGCGGTCGATCACCACCTCGGTCGTGTGCTTTTCCACACCCTGCTGGTCCTTCCATTTACGGGTGTGCAGTTCTCCCTCGATGTAGACCTTACTGCCCTTGCGCAGGTAGCGTTCGGCAACATCACCGACACGCTCATTGAAGATGACGACACGGTGCCATGCTGTACGGTCCCGCCGTTCGCCCGTGTTGCGGTCATTCCATGTATCGCTGGTGGCGATGGCCAGATTGACGATCTTGCTGCCGGACTGGGTGTTCCGGACCTCTGGATCGTGCCCGAGGTTGCCCACCAGAATGACCTTGTTGACGCTGCTCATGATGCGCTCCTCTGGGTGGTTTTGGTTTTAGGGGGTATCCTCTGGACTCCTTTTGGCCACGGCAGGTCTTCCGGCCAGTTCGCAGCCAGCCATTCCATGGCTTTTTCATAGCTACGCAGGGTTATCCCGCTGTTTTTGCGCAGCCGGAGCACAGCGTTGTTGCTGGAAAAAATCTGGTCTGAGACGTATCGTTCAGACAGATTTTTATGGGCGGAATAGGCTGAGATTGCCTTGATGATTTGCTCTGTCGGTCTCATGCGTAAAAAATGCCGCAGAAAGAGAAGCAAGTCAAGATACACGTAAAAAGTTACGCATGAATTGCGTCAACTTTTATGGAATAAATTACGTATGTCAGTTCAGTCCCTCGCCACGTTTATCGAGGCCCGTTGCAAAGAGCTGAAGATCAGCAAGCGCAAAGCCTCTATGGCGGCTGTCAACAGCCCCGATTTCATCCGTCATATGAAGGCGGCCAAAAACGCCCCTAAAACTGACAAACTCTTTGCGCTTGCTCGTGTCTTATCGTTGGACCCTGAGCTCCTTTTCCAGCACGTGAAAAGTGGGGCTGACGATTTTTTCGGCAATGCCGTCCCCCATCAGAAAACAAACATGGCGGCGGTCCCTGTCGTGGGGTCAGTTCAAGCTGGGGTATTTGCAGAAGCTCTCGAGTGGGACGTCAACCGGCGTTATATTATTCAGATACCCATTGATGATGGGTACCCCATTGAATTGAGCCGCTATGCCCTGGAAGTGAAAGGGCAGAGTATGAACCGGGTTTTCCCGGATGGGTCTCTGGTGTCCGTAATTGACTTTGACGTGTTGGGGCGACCTCCCGAGACTGGAGATTATGTTGTTGTCATGAGGCGCGACAGTCACGGTCCCGGTTTTGAGGCTACAATTAAGGCCCTGCAAATCCGTGACGATGGCTCGGCATGTCTATGGCCCCAGAGCAATGACCCAAATTTTCAGCAGCCTTTCATTATTCCGGCTCCAGATTGTGATGAGCCGGATTGCGCAGGGTGTCCAGATATTCAGATCAAAGGTCTCGTTGTCAGTTCAATAAAGACCCGCCTGAAGGCCACGTTTTGAGGAGATAAATATGGCACTTTATATGGTCGCTTACGACATTTGTGAAGACACCAGAAGAAAATATGAAAATGACATACAGAGTGCCATGAAGAGATTTAATGGCTTGCTTCATCTGCAAGGGTCTGTGTTTATCATACATACAAAGAGTTATGACGATGTTTATATAAAAGACTTGATAAAGCCCTTTCTTGCAGGAAGGGATAGACTTATCGTTGCTCCTATAGCTTCGATTAATTCCATATCAGGATGGATGACAAATGAGGAGCGTAGATGGATTAATAATCGGTTGCATGCTGATCGTCATTGATTGGTTAGGCATCTGAAGTGGGGCCTCTCCACCATTGCTCATATTGCCACTCCTCATGAGCAATTTGAGTTCGTGCCCCTAACATGATCAGAATGGCCCGGCGAATCAGTCCGGGCCTTCTTGGCTTCCTCATATTCCCTCCCAAGCCGCCCTCCGGGGCGGTTTTTTTGTGTGTCGTTAAGGGAAGATGATAGCATGGAATCTGTTCTTGCGGGGAAATAAGAGTAATTTTTTACGCAAAATGATTGACTACGTAAAAAATTACGCATAATCATATCCTCAGACACCACACAAACACGGAGGTGATGAGGTGGGAAACAACAGGAACGCAGCCCTAACCCGCATCAAAGCAGCCCATGACGAGCTGGAGATAGTGTCAGAGGGAACGGGCCTGACGATCAGCGAGCGCAACGAGCTGACGAACGCCATGCTGGCCCTCGATAACCTGATCGACAGCCTGACCTACCCATATGAGCGCAACGAGCCGATCACGGAGGCGTCGTTCCCGGCAATCGGTCCTTTCAACACGGCGGCACTTGCCGAGGTTCTGACTGCCCTTTCAGTCCGTGCGGGGAATGAGCCATGAGCCTGATCTCTGAGCAGATCGCCCATCAGAACCGCCCGACTGACAACGGCCTGCTGGAGCGTGTCGAACGGGACCGTCATCCGTCGTCATCCGCCCTGCTGGCCCTTATCAGCCGTGTAGCGGATATTCTGGAAAAGAATGACACTCTCAACAAGCGAGTGGAGGATGAGACATGGATCGCTTTCGACGCTCTGGACAAGCTGCGGGGTAAGTTGAGTACCATTCTCTACGAAGATGAGGCAGGAATTACTGCTGAGAATAAGCGGCATGACAAAATATATGCCTATTACGACATGCGCCATGCCGAGGCAGTTGGCAAGTAACGACCGATAATACCAAGTAAACCTAGGAGTTTTTGAGATGCTGAAAGATGCAAACAGGGAAAGTGCGTCCATTTTGCCTCCGGGGATCATGGAAAGGGCCGAATATCAGAGGATGATGGATGCTCACGTTGCCGACCTGAAAAATCAGATCAAGAGCTGCCTCGCAGAAAGCAGCCGGATGGCAGCTGAGGGGCGTGACCTATACGCCGTTTCCGAAGAGCACAACGCCTGCGTGGCGATGCGACGTCTCATCGAGATGGGGAGGCTGTGATGAGCGAGATTATAGAGACAGCACAGCGTCACCACACCGAGATGAAGGCCCTTCTGGATGAGTATGTTCCCCTGGTCAGGGAGCTGAAAAAAACAAACGACCAGATCGTTCCATCTGTCCAGATTTATGAGGTTCTCCGCCGCCTGTCTGACAGCGTTAAAGATTATCGGGATGCGATGAAGGACGCCATTATCGAGGACATGCGGGCCACGGGGACGATTGAGACGGAGGCGGGGCCGTACACTGTCACGCTGCGAAAGGGGTCAACCCGTGCCGTGGTGCAGGACGAGACAGCTCTGCGGGCCGCTCGACCTGATCTGTTCGAGCCCCAGCCAGACAAGATCAATCCCCGCCTGCTGGGTCAGGCGTTGCGGTTCGGGGCCGTGGAGGGGGCGGCGCTTGTTGAAGGTGATCCGACTATTGCTGTGAAGGGGAATGTGAAATGAGCAACGAGATCGTAACAACGCAGGGGCAGAGTACGCCGTCCATCTATTCCTCCCCGTTGCAGCCCCGCAATTTCGGAGAACTGATGGAGTTCGCCAAGATCGCCGCCGGGTCAGGAATGGTGCCCAGAGATTACGCCGGGAAGCCGCAGGCGGTTGTGATTGCCTGCCAGATGGGTGCAGAGCTTGGCCTCGCTCCCATGCAGAGCTTGCAAAACATTGCCGTTATCAATGGCCGCCCCAGCGTTTGGGGTGACGCATTGTTGGCTTTGGTCCGCTCATCTCCAATCTGTGACGACGTTGTGGAGGTGATTGAGGGATCAGGCGATAATCGTGTTGCAATCTGCACGGCAACACGGAAGGGAAAGAAGGCGGTTGTCGGTCGGTTCAGCGTCAGAGACGCCCAGAATGCCGGTCTGTGGACAAAGCCAGGGCCGTGGAAACAGTATCCTGACCGCATGCTGCAGATGCGTGCCCGTGGCTTTGCCTTGCGTGATGCGTTCCCTGATGTGCTTCGTGGCCTGATTACGGCTGAGGAAGCGCAGGATATGGCGATTGCGGCACCGGTCGATTCTAAGTCTGACGCCGCTCGCCACCAGAACCAGAAGAAGGTATCCGTCAAGCCGTCTTTAGACGAAAGAGCACGGGAATCTGCTGATCGTTTCGTCGCTGATGTGAAGGCCGCCCCAAACGAGGCTGATCTGGAGAAGATCACGGGGGGCGATAAGGCTGTGAAGTTGCGGAACTACCTACGTGACAATCTCCCTGATCTAGCGGCGGCTGTAGATAAGGTCGTGCAGGACAAGTTGGCTTTCTTTGAGGAGGAGAAGAAAGAAGCCGTTGACCAGCCGAGTGCCCCGTCGGCCTCTGATGATCTGGAGGTGCCAGCGTGGGTCTGATCATTTTCCTGCTCGCTGCCGGGTATCTGACCCCCGGCATCCTCTGGCGCATCTCCCTGTTACGCACCAGCAACGGATACCGCCCCGGCCTGACCAGCGCCGTGGTGTGCGTGACACTCTGGCCGTTGATCGGGGCCGCTGAACTGAATGAATGGGTGAAGGATAGAATGGCGTGAGCAAGACAATCAAGGTTCTGATCGCCTGTGAGTTTTCTGGTGTCGTGCGGGATGCGTTTCTCTCACGAGGCCACGAGGCCATGTCGTGCGACATTCTCCCTACTGAGAAACCCGGGCCTCACTACCAAGGGGATGTCAGAGACCTGCTTCATTATCCGTGGGATCTCATCATCGCACACCCACCATGCACTGATCTGGCTGTTTCTGGAGCACGACATTTCCCGGAGAAGCGGCTCGACGGACGGCAGCAGGTGGCGGCAGCGTTTTTCATGATGTTGGCTCAGGCCCCGTGCCCACGGGTAGCTGTTGAAAATCCCGTCAGCGTGATGAGCCGGATATTCCGGAAGCCGGACCAGATTATTCAGCCCTGGCAGTTTGGTCATGGCGAAACAAAAGCAACGTGCCTGTGGCTGAGAGGGCTGCCCCCCTTGCAGCCTACGGAAATTGTAGAGGGCCGGGAGCCAAAAATGTGGCGGATGCCGCCCGGTCCCGATCGGGGTCGGGAACGCAGCCGGACGTATCAGGGAATTGCCAACGCCATGGCAGAGCAGTGGGGATGAACGCCAGAAAGGAGGCGGGGATGAGTGGACTAGGTAACTACCTCAAGCCGGAAGAAGTCCAAGCAAGGCTAGGGATCAGCCGGGGGACTTTGGAAAGTCTCATAGAGACCGAGGGATTCCCTAAGCCTATTAGGTTTTCTGCCAGAACTAATCGTTTCCGTGAGGCTGACGTTATTCAGTGGATCGAGAATAACGAAAACGGCGAGGGCCAGAAATTAGATCAGGCAGGCTGA